AGCTATTGCGGTTGTTAAAGCGAACACTGAGGGCTGGTGGGTTGCTAATATCATACATGGCCGTTGGGGCGTTGAAGAGACCGCACGAAGAATCTTTGAGGCAGTTAGAGACTATAAACCAATCTCAGTCGGAATTGAGAAAGGAGCGTTAAAGAACGCTGTTCATCCTTACCTCAATGACATTATGAAGAAGAACCAACGCTTCTTTAGAGTAGAAGAGCTTACACACGGTAACAAGAGAAAGATTGATAGAGTTGTTTGGGCGTTACAAGGACGCTTCGAGCATGGTAACATAACGCTTAACAAGGGTGAGTGGAACAGCAAGTTCTTAGATGAGTTGTTTCAGTTTCCTAACGTACTAGTCCACGACGACTTGATAGATGCATTAGCGTACATTGACCAGTTAGCTAAGGTTGCTTACGCTATGGACTATGAAGAAGAAGACTACGAATTCCTAGACAAATACGCAGGGTATTAACTATGCTGGATACAGAAGACGAATTTAACATTGAACAAACCCTTGAAGACTGGGTTATGACTAAATGTGACAACTGGCGTGACCACTATGAGGATAACTACTCACAGAAGTTTGATGAATACTATCGTCTATGGCGTGGTCAGTGGGCTGCTGAAGATCAAGGACGTTTAACAGAACGCTCTAAGATCATCTCTCCTGCACTCCAGCAGGCAGTAGAGTCGTCTGTAGCAGAGCTAGAGGAAGCTACCTTTGGCCGTGGTAAGTGGTTTGACATTAAAGACGACATCCACGATCAAGACCCACAAGACATTGCTATGTTGCGTAACCACTTAGACGATGACTTTAAAAAGAACAAGATACGTAAGAGTGTGGCAGAGTGTTTGATTAACGCTGCTGTGTTCGGCACTGGTATTGCTGAAGTAGTGTTAGAGTCAGAGAAAGAGATGGCTCCAGCGGCACAGCCTGTTATGGGTGGTGAGCTACAAGCAGTAGGTGTTACGATTAAAGACCGTACATGCGTTAAACTACGCCCTGTAATGCCTCAGAACTTCCTTATAGACCCTGTAGCTACGTCTGTAGACGATGCCCTAGGTTGTGCTGTAGACGAGTTTGTAGCACACTTTAAGGTACAAGAGTTGCAGGAAAGTGGTGTATATCGTGACGAAGAGATTTCAGAGGCTGCTACTGACTTTGAGATTGAACCAGATCAAGACCTAGGCTCCTTTGGTGAGGACAAGGTTAGACTGACTAAGTACTACGGTCTAGTTCCTCGTCACCTGCTAGAAGCCGCTATGGCAGAAGAGAACTCAGAAGACGAAGAGTTTGTTGAGTTTGCTGAAGACGAAGACGATTCTTACTACGTAGAAGCAGTTGTTGTTATTGCTAACAGGGGTGTCCTGCTCAAAGCAACTAAGAATCCTTACATGATGCAAGACCGTCCTATCGTGGCATTCCCATGGGATGTAGTCCCTAGCCGCTTCTGGGGTCGTGGTGTGTGTGAGAAGGGTTATAACTCACAGAAGGCGTTAGACACTGAGCTACGCGCACGTATTGATGCCCTTGCTCTTACTATACACCCTATGATGGCAATGGACGCTAGCCGTATGCCTCGTGGCGCTAAACCAGAGATTCGGCCAGGAAAAGTTATTCTCACTAACGGCAACCCTGCTGAAATCCTACAACCTTTTAACTTCGGTCAAGTAAGTCAGGTCACCTTTGCTCAAGCACAAGCTCTACAAACTATGGTTCAGACGGCAACGGGCGCTATTGATAGTGCTGGTATTGCTGGTTCTGTTAACGGAGACGCTACTGCTGCTGGTGTTTCTATGTCGCTTGGTGCAATCATCAAACGTCATAAACGCACTCTGATTAACTTCCAAGAAGCTTTTATCATTCCTTTTGTAGAGAAGGCAGCTTGGCGTTACATGCAGTTTGAGCCTGAGATGTATCCAGTAGCTGACTACAAGTTCCATACTTCTAGCTCCTTGGGTATTATCGCCCGTGAGTACGAGGTTACACAGCTTGTACAGTTGCTACAAACTATGTCTCCAGACACTCCTATGTACCCACAGCTAGTTATGTCTATCATTGATAACATGAACTTGTCTAACCGTGAAGAGTTGATTGCTACACTACAGCAGGCTAACACGCCTAACCCAGAGCAAGAGCAAGCAGCACAGCAGGCACAGCAGCAAGCACAACAAGCTCAAATGGCCTTCCAAGCGTCACAGACGGCTGCACTCAACGGACAGGCTAAAGAGTCTGATGCTAGAGCTGGTAAGCTTTCTATGGAAGCACAGGCTATACCACAAGAGTTAGAGATTGATCGTATTAAGGCAGTAACCACTAACTTACAAGTGGGAGATGCAGACGACAAAGAGTTTGAGAGACGTATTAGAGTCTCTGAGCAGCTTCTCAAAGAACGTGGCATAGCGGTACAAGAGAACAGAGCAGTCCCTGCGCCAGCACCTGCTCCTATGGCTCCAGCAGCTCCAGCAGCTCCAATGCCTCCAATAACACCTCAACCACCACAAGGGATTGTATAACATGGTCACTACTAGAGATTTAGAGCACGTTGTAGCACAGGTAAATGTTCAGTTTGAGACGCTTCAGAAGAAGATAACTAAACTAGAGGAGGAGCTAAAATGCCAAAGCCAAAGCCAAAGCCAAGGCAAGGTAAAGCCAAAGTCAAAGTAACCGCTAGTGGCAAGAAGGTAAGCTTCGGACAAGAAGGTAACGCTAAAGACGGAGGCCCTCGTGTAAGAGCGGGGACTTCTAAAGGTGACAGCTACTGTGCCAGAAGTCTAGGTATTAAGAAAGGTTTATCTAAGAAACAGCAGAACGATCCTAACACACCTAATAACCTATCGCGCAAGAGATGGAAATGCTCAGGCGCTAAATCAAAGAGGAAGTAGTAATGCCAACATATAATAAAGCAAGCTTAGCTAAGAAACCTAAAGCAAAGAAAGGAAATAAAACAATTGCAGGAGGTAGTGACGGTGATGGCAGTGGAGGCTCAACAAAAAAGAATCCATTGTCTAAAAGACCTGTTAAGAAAGTACCTATTAAAAGACCGTCTGTTAAGAAGGAAGAAGTTGCAAAAAAAAATAGCGTTGTAATTGAGCCGAAAGCAAAAGCTACAAAGAAGCGTCCAAATGCTGTGATTACTTCTGAAAAGAAGCCTAAACTGTCTTTTAGCGGTAAGCTTTCTAAGGAAACCCCTCCAAACGAACTAATGTACTCAAACGTTACAGGTAAGCCAATTCCAAAGCCAACACGTAAACCTGTAAAAGCAAAAGCTAAGAAGAAAGTTACTAAGCCTAAAAAACGTGGCGGTCGTTAAGATGAAAGGATGTTCTAAATGCAGTCACGGCAAGAAGCCTGCAAAGAAAGCCCTACCTAAACGTGGTCAACGTACTATTAAAAGCAAGAGCAGAAAGAAGTGAAGGGTCAGACACATGGTGGTAAAGGTAGTACTACTAGAAATACTGACGCTGCTAAGTTCTCAAGCAATTGGGACGCTATATACAGCAAACCAGCAAAGAAGTCAAGCAAAAAGAAGAAATAACTTGACATTTGAGTAAAACTGTGGTATAATAGATGCTTATAGCAATAATAACCGCTGTCCTTTGAAGGAGAAACAGTATGATAGACCAAGAACTAGAGCATTACTATTTCCATTTAAAAGCTATGTTTAGGTCTGAAGGGTGGAAACTCTTTCTAGAAGACCTGAGAGATAGTTCTGAAACAGTAGATTCTATAGAGCATACAAAGACTCTAGAAGAGCTTTATTTAAGAAAAGGGCAGCTATCAGTTATAGCCAACTGCTTGAATCTTGAAGAGCAAATCTACTCAGCAGAAGAAGAACAGGAGAGTGTACACTAGTGGCTCTCTTGTTTGACTTTAGATGCGAAGACGATCATATGACCGAACGCTTCGTTTCTACTGATACTTTAGACATGCCATGTTTAGTATGTGGCAAACTGTCTAAGAAAGTACTAACAGCTCCGCGCATCAAGTTATGCCCTCTTAATGGTGACTCACCAGCAGCCACCCGCAAGTGGGAGAAGAACAGAGCGCAGAAGTTAGCACTAGAGCGTAAGGCTAACTCCTAACCGAATCCTTACATAACACATCTCCACAATGAGAATACTCACGGAGTTTATATAATGGCAACATTACACGACGAGCGTCCAGAAGATATTAACGAAGAAGAAGTAAGTCAGTTTATAGAGGAACCTGTACAAGAGCAGGCAAACCCTGAAGACGACATCCCTGACAAGTATAAAGGAAAGTCCACTGCGGATATTGTAAGGATGCATCAGGAGGCTGAGAAACTCTTAGGCCGCCAGAGCAGTGAAGTTGGAGAACTTCGTTCAGTAGTTGATAGCTACATACAGACACAACTCGACACAACAACAACACCCGAAGAAACTGAAGAAGATATAGACTTTTTCTCTGATCCAGATAAAGCAGTAGCAAGGGCTATTAAGAATCACCCTTCAATTAAAGCCGCTGAACAACAAACTCAGCAGTACAAACAGTCAACAGCTATGAGTCAGCTTACTAGCAAGCATCCTGAAATGCAGGATATTGTTGTAGACCCTAAGTTTGTAGAGTGGATTAAAGGTTCTAAGATTCGTACACAGTTATTTGCTCAAGCGGATACACAATATGATTATGACGCTGCTGATGAGCTTTTCAGTAATTGGAAAGAACGTCAAGGAGCTATTAATCAAACAGTGGCTACAGAGAAGACACAACGTAAGCAAGCTGTTAAGAACGCATCTAACGGCAATACTGCTGGTAGTGCAGAAGCTAGTTCGCGTAAAGTCTATAGACGATCAGACATTATTAAACTTATGAAGGATGATCCTGAACGATATTTGTCTTTGAGTGACGAGATTACTCAAGCATATGCTACAGGGAGAGTCCGTTAAACTATTCTCTTAAAGGAAATTTGTTATGACTACATCAGTATATCCCAACATGGGCGGAGCAGTAGACAATACTTCAGCCGCTAAATTTATCCCAGAAATCTGGAGTGACGAGGTAATCGCTGCTTACCAGACTAACTTGGTTCTTGCTAACCTAGTAAAGAAGATGAGCATGACAGGCAAGAAGGGCGATGTTATTCACGTCCCTAAGCCTATCCGTGGTTCAGCTACAGCTAAGGCAGCTAACACTGCTGTAACTATTCAAAACAACGTAGAATCTGAAGTCTTGATTAACATTGACAAGCACTTTGAATTCTCACGTTTGATTGAAGACATTACTGAAGTGCAGGCATTGTCCTCACTACGTCAGTTCTACACTGGTGATGCAGGCTACGGCTTGGCAAAGCAGGTTGATGATGACCTCTTTAACCTAGGTAAGAAGTTTGGTAACGGTAACGGTTCTAGCTGGGTCAACACTGGCTCTTTCCAGATCAACACTACTTCTGGTGCTTTGGAAGCTTTTGACATTGACGGTCAGGCTGACATTGGTGCTTTCTCTGACGCGGTATTCCGTAACTTGATTCAGAAGATGGACGATGCAGACGTACCTATGGACGGTCGTAGCTTTATTGTACCGCCTTCTCTGCGTAACGCTATCATGGGTATTGATCGTTATACCTCTACTGACTTTGTTAATGGCAAGTCTGTTGAAACAGGTAAGATTGGTAACTTGTATGGTGTAGATGTGTTTGTATCATCTAACTGCCCTATTATGGACCCAACTGACGCTATTAAGGTACGTGCTGCCCAGCTAATCCACAAGGACACCAGTGTTCTTGCAGAGCAGCAAGCTGTACGTTCACAGACGCAGTACAAGCAGGAGTTCTTAGGCACTCTCTACACTGCTGATACTCTGTACGGTTGTCAGGTTATGCGTCCTGAAGCTGGCTTTAACCTAGCTGTTAAGTAAACTATAGTAACTGGGGGGTTCTTCGGAGCCCTCCTTTCTTATTTCTTGTTTTCTTAGGAGCTATAAATGCCAATTTTTAGAGGAGACGGTGGTTCTGGTGATTCCAACACAGATGCCACAATAACAGTCGTAACACAACAGGCTATCATAGCTACTAACAAAGCAAGCGAAGCCGCAGCAAGTGCTTCTGGCGCATCTTCTTCCGCAACAGCCGCAGGCAACTCTGCTACTGCCGCAGCCGCAAGTGCTTCGGGCGTACAAGGGAATGCTTCAGCAGCCCAAGCATCCGCGAATGCCGCAGCTACTAGTGCGTCAGGCGCATCTACATCCGCAACAACCGCATCTAATTCCGCTACTGCTTCTGGTAACTCAGCTAGTGGGGCATCTACTTCAGCTACCAACTCAG